CTCGTCGGCAGCGACCACGACACGCCCGTAGCAGGGAGCGTGATGTTGGCCGCGTTGCCCGAGGTGTCGTACCACGCCAGCCCGCCACCCGCCTGCGCGGAGTCGGGGGCGAGGAGGAGGCCATCCTTCCATACCCGCAGATTTGTTAGCGCAAAACTGGTCGCAATGGCTGAAATCGTATTAACCACAAATGAACGCGAACCGCCCGTTGTTTCCACCCACGAGAAATCAATTGCAGACGTTCCCAAGGGAATCGTTCCAATGCCTTGTTGTGGGCTTGAAAGGATTGGCGCGGTTGTCGAGACGTATAACGTGGCCCCCGTAACTCCGGTAGCGGTGCCGGTTACTCGGTACCGTGAGCCCGCAGTAAATGTGATCGGGGTATAAACATAGCCGATACCCGTGCTCGACGTGCCTGAGACTGTCGATCCATCGGCAGATGCAAACGCGACGTTGAACGAACTACTGTAATTTGTCCACGGACCGCCCGCCGTCAGCAGATTCACGTTGCTCAAGACCCCATTGTAATCCGCCCCCGCAGGCGCGCTCGACTGATAGAGCGCGAGCACTTCGGCGGCGGAGAGGGCGCGGTTGTGCATGAGCGGGGAGAGCCCGCCAACCCAAGGGTAATTAGATGCGACATTGCCAATTTGCGTAGTCGCAACGGTGTAATCAGCCGAATTTGAAATGGCCGATCCAATGGCTACGCCGTTAATGTAAAACTGATTCGACCCAGAACTGCGAGACAACGTTACAAGCGCCCACTTTCCAGCCGTAAGACCGCTGGATGATGTTCCAAGCAAACCGCCACCAATCTTGAGAAACGACAGTAAGCCAGTCGTGTTCTCCATCCGAAGCGCAAAGCATCCAGTCGCACCGCCCACAATGTAGGTTTCGTATCCTACCGAAAGCGAATTGGGACGTACCCAAGCAGAAACCGTAAAATCCCCAGTTCCAAACGCAGGTACGCTAGCCACCGTAGCCCCCGTCGTCCCATCAAACACCAACCCCTGCCGTGGCGCGAGGCCGTTGCGCTGGGCTGAGATGGTGCCGCCTTGGTCGGCCAGCGTGGTCGTGGCGGTGACTGCGCCTGTCGCGCTCGCCACCGTGAGCGCGGTGCCGTAGGAGGTCGTGCCGAGCGTCAGGTTGGTCGCGGCGGGGGAGGTGAGGGAGGGCGTCGTTACGCTAGTGAGAAACGCTGGAGCAGCGGCATTCAGCCTGCGCGTGCCGTTGGTCGTTCCGTCTACGGCAATAAAATCACCGGATGCCGTTGTAGTAGCTGTCGTAGCGAGGTCTTTAATCCGTTTATTTGCCATAAAATTAAAACTTAGGATGCAGGCTGAACAAAAATAATCTGCTCGTTAGATTCATTAATAATCTCATCGCCCGAATCGTCTTCCCATTGAAAAGACAAAAACGGACTAGGGTGGTAATCTTTCGGACTGTTAATTACCGCAGAATAAAAACTTCTATCAGCAAACGACGGCAGAGCCAGTCCATTAACCGAGGCTGATGGAACATTTAACGATGTCTGGAATATGGAAGACATTAAAGGAAATTCAACTCTTGAATCTCAACAACAACATCAGTGGAGTCATCGCGAATTGCCTTTGCCGCACTTGCCATGCTGCGAGTGAGATAGGCCGTGCTTCCATCGGAATAAATAAATCCCTTAGACGTGGTTGGATTGGTGCCATCAAATGTCACCCGAGTATTTGCTCCAGTAAATTGAATTAGGACGTGCGTCGTATATGCGTGCAACACAAGCGCGCCGATAAGAGCCCCGGCAGTAGAGCCCACGGTGACCTGTGTGTGAACGGCACCAGATTGCGGAATAGCCTGAGAAGGAGTGTTTACAATTTTAGCGTTAGCCATGTTAGTTAGTGAATTGAGTTATTGTTAAATTTATGACGTGAGTTTATCCTCGACGGTAGGCGCGACTCAAGTTGGTTGAAATTCGGTGAGATAGTACACCAACTGAGCGAGTAATATCTGTTCTCATCAATTGATTCTGAAGAATGTCATCTGCAATTTTCTCTTCCGTTTGAGCCCTATCGGTTTGACCATCTTGACGTAAATAATCAGCAAGAACACCTTGTGCAATGTAGTCAAACCATTCACCGGGAATGTTCGTACTTCCCGAGGTGTATGGCCCATCCCACGCTTTCTTGTATGTCACGTATGCCGCAGATGTCGAGCTTGTATCCGAAATAATGTGAGCGCCAACACCATCAACATAATACTCAAACTCAATCGAAGAGTTTTGATAGAACGGTTGGTAGGTCTTATGGACGCGAAGGAATGTGTCAATGGTGCTTAGGGCTCCCTGCGCGTATGGAATGTAGTTCGATGTAATGGTGCGAGACTCGCCAACCACAAGAAATCGAGGCCAGAAGTCGGTAGCCTCATAGGCAAAGTTACTGCGACGATTGATTAGAGATGTCATCCACGCCTGCTTGGTTGCATCAAAAGTGCCGTTGCCGGAAAGGGCGCTAACTCGCTCAACAATGGATGCGTGCGTAGTGTTATCCATTTATAGTTTATTTACGGTTAGATGAGAAAACTTTTTTTGATAGTCTTTAATAAATCCCCTGTCGTGCATTGCATCTGCGCCATATTTCTTTCTCATGTTGTACCATTCCCACGCTGGAGTCACCGTCAAATGGCGAAGTCCCTTAAATCCATTTTTCGCGTTATTCCTTACGTCCTTGGCGTGTTTCGCGCAAATTTCCTCACGGTCTTTTTCCATGCTTTGTTTCAAAACAATACCGCTGCGAATCTCGGAAAGAAGCGCATTGCGTTGCTCGTCGCTACCAAACCGAGGAATTGATGTAATTATTTCCATAAAAAGCCCGTGTGGCATAATACCACACGGGCTACAAGGTTCCTTAAACTACTGATTAGGTAAGGGCCACAATCTTGCCGTGAGCCAAGGGGCTCATAACCTGAAGCGTGAGCGCGGCGTCAACATATCCACGCTCGCCACCACCCAGATTCGGAACCCGAGTCGAACCAGTGGACATCAACTCAGCAACACCGAGGTAGTTCGGATTGATGAGATAGCCACGGCTGGAGTTGGGCAAACAGACTGGATTGCCATTCACCACCGTGATGATGCCAAAATCACTGTCGTAGGTGTTGACGGACAGGGTGATTTCCTTGTCGGTCGCCATCTGGTTGACGTGATAGACGCTCTCGTTGGTGTTATTGTCCGAGCGAGCAAAACCCGAGATGGCACGACGAAGAGCCGTACCAGCTACAAGCGTAAGCGCACTCACGGTGCCGGTTTTTTCGAAGATGGACGCCACTAGGCCGTTAAACACGATTTCCGTGAACGGGGTGCCAGAACCAGTAATAGACGCAGCGGGCGTCCGGTATGCAGAAGGAACATCCGCTGGCGTAGCCGCCGTAAGCCAATTCCCAAGACCACGGAGGGCGTAAGCGGTCGTACTACCGTCCTCAACAGCGCGGTCTTGATCGCCGCACAGCGTCTTCTCGATGTCGCGCTTGAGTTCGCGGATCGCTTTCGATTCCGCCTCCGCAATGCGGGCAGGACCAACCGACTCAACGGCCTGCTGGAGTTGCGACACCATGTAATCACGGCGGAACAACTGAACGTAATTGCCGAGACGAGCGCGACCCGAGAACTTATCGGTGAAGCTCGAAACGTCAACGCCCTCGCGGATGCCAGTAGAATCCGGTGCGGCAAGAGCGTCAACAGTCCACTCATTGAAGGTGGCCGTAGCCTTGCTTTTGTTAGCCAACGAGAGAACGGGAGTCTCCTCGGGAGCCAGAATGGTCAGAACGTCGGTGAGGTCTTCGCGATTGGAGATGCCGGAACCGGCGCTGCCACCGGTAAGACTGAATGTATTTGAAAAAGCCATGATAGTAAATTAATTAATGTGAGTGTTGTAGAGCACGAAGTTTCTGGAAGTCCCTGTAACTGCCGTTCTTTTGGAAGCGGTCTGAGATGTCTTTAACAGCCCGAGATTGACGAGCATCGGGTTTGTTGGATTCGACTGATTGGCTAATAATAGCGGAGGGGGGTGCAATCCGTGCTGGAGCCTTAGCGTCTACGCTTTTTCGGGCGTAAAGGCTGTTAGCCGCGTGCGCCAGCAAGTAGGGCAGTTGGGATGCGATTTCGGGGGCGCTCTTTTCAAGCACCTTGATCCGTTCATCGGAAACCATCAACTCATACTGTTTTCGCACGTCATTGTCTTCTCCATTCAACCAAGGAAGTTCGCTTTTTGCGCGAGATACTAGGGTCTCTCGGAACGATTGGCGTTCTTCAGCAAGAAGCAGCTTCTTCTTTTGGTCAGGCAGGTAGATGTCGCGGGCTTTCTTGGCCTTTCGCATTGCATCCTTAATCTCTCGCTTCGTAAGTTCCTTTCCGTTGACGGATGTCAGAACGTCATCGGAACCTAAATCTTCGCCTTTTTCAAGCAGATCGTCAGCCCAGTCAATCATCTCATTCACCTCTTGAAACTTCGATTGAAGTTCATCGGCTTTTTCGATGTCGGCATAAGGATTATCCTTAACTTTTGCCTCTAGCTGGGAGTCGTTACGTTTCGAGATTTCGCTTTTAAGCGCAGCCAATTGCTCTTCAGCCGCCTTGCGCTTTGCGGTGAGTTCACCGAATCGCGCAACAGCTTTGCTTCCAAGTTTTTGGGACAGCTCTTTAAGCTCTGCCTCACTCATATTCTCCAAATCAACGTCCTTTGAAAGAACACCTGATTCCGCGACCGGCGCTTTGCCATCTTCTTTTGGTTCATGCTCTGTTTGAACCTCGGATTCTGGCTCGGCATCCTTTGCAGGAATCTCCGCTTCTGGACTCGATGGTTGTTCTTGTGGCGGATTTTTCACCACACTAGCATCCGTGAGTGCCTTAAATCTAATAGCGATTAACTCGCTATTTGAGATATTTTTACCCACTGGTTTTGGTTCGGCTCCAGCGATAGCCGTTTGGACTTCATTAAGCATAGGTTTCCGTCTTTACGCCACGGAGTTGCGAAATGGCAGTATACCACTTAGCAGAAGAAACCCCAAATAAGCCTATCCCTGAGGCATAAGCTGAGACCTGCGAATGGCTCGACGCGTCAACAAATCATTGTATCCGCAAAGGGAAAGCATCTCATCGTAGGCTTGAATTTTGCCGCTAATCTCACGCAATCGACCCTCTGTGGCTCGGTTCATTTGTGAAATGCAGGCTTCTCGCCCTGCGTAAATCCAGTCTAAGAAATCCAAGAACTGATCCCGTTCAGCCAAGAAACGAATTTGCTCGTCCAGCGGATGCTTTTTATTGAAAAAATTCATAATGCAGTTCAGTAATCAAATGTTTTTTTATCAAGAAGGAAATATCTTGACAAAAACTAAGCTTCCCCTCCAGCTCCCCCTAGGGAGCGAAATTAGTTTATTTGAGTTTTATTTGACTATTGAACCGTTTGCTCCGGGCCTTGCTGAACTCCCTGCGTGTTCACTCCCCCCATCTGTGCGGGAGCAGTCCCTAGACGGCCAATCTCAGCATTTTGCATCTGGGTGATTGCAAACTGATATTGAGCCATGTATTTCTGCAAACGAGTCGCAAACGCTTCGTCTTGTTGCAGGCGTGCTCCAATATCTGGCTGCTGAGTGTATTGCTGGATTACGCTCAAGGCAATTTGAGCACCATTAGGCCGTGCGCCCACCTCAATGCCAGCGTAAATCTTGGAAAGATCATCCGTTACTTGTTTCACGATTTGCTGAGATGCTTGTTCGGCTGGTTGCAGAATAGCATCGGCCATAATAGGATCAATTGCAGCAGCCATTGCCTCAAGCAAGCTGTCTGTGTTGATTCGCCCATTCTTGTCTAGTTGCAAAAGGTCTACAAACTGACCAAGGCGAGACTCCTGTGTTTCAGGATCATTATTAAGCACATCAAAATTAATGCGAATGTCAAAATCTTCGTCTGCATTTCCACGGGAGAACTCCATTGGATCAGCTACCCCCGTCACGCGGAAGAAGGTCTGCTCAGGCCCAAACCGTTGATAGCATTTGAATGCCATTTTCAGAACTTCTTGAGCATGGCTCAGGAACTTATTGATAAAAAACTGCTGACGAACCGGAGTAATTGTGCTCTTTTCGGAGAGTCCAACAATTTTATCAGCAGCCTCCATCATTGTCTGCTCCATCTCTACGCTGCCGGGATTGTATTGGGGCGTTGGGCCAAACGTAATCTCACCATTGCGGCGCACCGGAATAAACCGTCCCGGACCGTAGTCGGTCGGAGCATTTCCCGGAGGATGCATAATGGGCGGAAGTGTCGCAAGTGAGTTGCGATCAATTCGACTATCACGCTCCGTCTTTATTTGGTCTTGCGGTCCACGCAAAAGATCGGTGAAGGTTTGAACTTCGTAAAGACGCTTAGATTCGTTACTAAGTCTTGTTACTACAAATGGATAGTCGTTGTAGCCATTTAGTAATTCATGCTTTGCATAGCCCTGAATCTTTGTGTTTTCACCAGAGAATTTTGGGTGAAAGATGGTGCAGTAGATGCCTTCAGCACCATCCTCTGGATCAATCAAACGCTGAAAACCATAAATGACCTCTACAAGTTCAGCAGCGTTGTATTGCTGACGATAGCGCGTGGTCGTTGCTCCGCGTGTACCGTAAACCGATTCTAGGTTGTAGGTATTTACTCCTCGGAATTTTTCAATGATATGTTGAGACCATTCCTCGTCCCATCCGTCACTGGAAACGCGTGAAAGCACTTCTTGAACACTCAGGAACGTGCGATAGAATACAAATGGAGCCCGCTGGGGATCAATGCAATAGGACGGGAAGAACACGTCGCCATCAGGAGCACACGTCTGCAAAAATGGACGATCAACACTAAGGCGACTAACTGGAATTTCGCACACACCTTTTTTGCGAAGCTCTTTTATCGCCTTCTTTGCTCGTTTATCAATAATCTGAGGATAGATGGTTTTGAGCAATGCAATAACATCATCATCATTGTTTCCCTCAACAATGAGCCTTGCTAAATCAGGGCTTGCTTCAGCAATTTGTTGAAGGTCAACTTTTTGCAAGTAGCTTTTTTCCATCCGCTCCCAGCCGATATATGTAATCATCAATCCGCGCTCCAAGAGATAGTTGCTTGCCAACTCCATCTCTTGGGTGAATCGCGGAATGTACGACGCAACCATCCATTTCAGAAATGCACTAACCACGCGAGCACGCCCAGTGTCCCCCGATTCAACAGGGTAGGCGCGAATGTTCGCTCGGGATAGTGCAGACATAAATAACGACACATAACTATTGATGCGTTCGTCAATAATCCTAGCTTCCGTGTCAGATGCTCCATCCCAAGGAAATGCATCTCCACCGTGCTTGCGTAGGTCGGCAGACTTTCCCGGCCAATGACAACGACGACTATCCGTGCTTACAACGCATTGATTGAAGTAGGTGCTTAATTCTCCGATTGTTCGATCATAAGCCCCACGCAGGGTTACTACACTAGGTCCGTCTTCATCGACAAAAGTTAGTGCGTTTTGGGTTTTGGTTTCCTGCATGGTTTTGGTTATGGTATCACGTTTCGGCAACAGATGCCTTTGCCTTGGCGATGGCGTTCTTCACCAGTCCATAGATGTATTCTTTGGGTCGCCCAACTTTGTCGGCAAGTTCATCTGGAAACATTTCTCTTGTGTCTCCATCCGCGACTCGCTGCTCATACTCCCACCTAATCAATCGGTCGGAATGAGGAAGCAACCATTGATTATTTGACGTGGGATCGTCACTCGTTAATGATGTAGCGATAGGAGGTTCCTGTTTCATCGGTGATTGATTCTAGACTCACAAGTTTTCCGATTACTTTCTGGGAAAAGCGTTTTGGTATTACAGCAAGAACACGTTCGTTTTCCGGGATTAGCCTAACGTAAATCCACTGAGGATTCTTTGCCACACTGATAACAATCCCCTTTAGGATTGTGCGTTTCATTGAATCGACCTTTTCAACGGTGTTATCAACAGGAACCGGATTGGTTGTTTCCGGTTTGTTCTTAATGATTGCTTTTGTTTTGCTCATAATTAATATCCAAATCCCTTGGGGTTACGGGTCTTCATTGACTCTGGGTTGATGTATAGTGCTCCGCTAATTGCCAAATAGCGAAGCGTGTCAATTGGGTCTTTCCACGCTTCTTCAAGTCCTCCGTCAGCGGTGTATTCCTGAAGTGCCATGATGATGTTTTGGCATCTTTCGCTAATCATAAACCTTGGACGATTCACCCCGTCAATTGGCATTTTGCGATTATATGCCATTTGCGTTTGCAAAGATTGCAGACCGTCTTCAATATCTAGGCCGGGAGCTGGAATGAAAATAAGGCCAGCGTCAGCCAAGTCTTCTATGATGCTGCTGGCTCCGTTTTGAGATTGATACTTTGCCGCACCAAGCCTTGGGTCAATCAACCGCTCAAATATAACGTCAGCGGTTTCGGCCTCAAGGGACGTGATGAGTTCAACATAATCCTTGATTCCATAGCCAAGACCCTTGGACCCGTCTCCGTTTGACCACTTTCCTCCGCGCCATTTAGCCCAGTCCCCCACATTGCTGTCAGGCCATTCTCGATAGACCCACCAGCAATTGCTCTCGTCAATTGCCACCCAGCATATAAACCAGTTCTTTCTGCCCGCTGGATCAAGCACCATGTACTTCGTCACATTCTTGTGCGGAATAGCCGAGTGCGGAACCACATTAACTTCCTTGCTGAAATTAGGGAACCTAGTCGTGTAATTCTTTGTAGGGATGCCATACGCCGCCGTCAGCGTGTAGTTCTCATCATTCTTGGCCTTACACTGCTCCACGATGGCTTCATAGCCACTCCAAGGATTGTCCTTGCTATGGAAGTAGATGATGGCTGCGTTCTTTTCCTTGTTCCTTTGAGCATAGGGAACCATTCTTCCACCCAGCAATTCTGCGGGCCTATTCTCCAGCGTCTCAGCA